AGAGACGGCGGGCCACGACACACCACGTTCTCCCACAGTGTTGGTTCGGGGACGCTGAACCAAAAATAAAACTCTGCTGGGAGTGCCACGAGTTTCTCCACGACCATTTTTACCCGACTGAACGGCAAGAGCCACAGGCATATTATCGGATTATGGCTGACTACTTGTCGTAATCCAAGGGGGGCCCCGGCTCCCCTTTAATAACTATGAAAACAATCTTAGACAATCCAAACGATAAGCTAATAGCTGTAGACTTGGACGGTACTCTCTGCCGAGGTGAGTTCTGGGGTGGGAGTGACCCTGAGCCAATCCAGGATAGGATAGAGTTTATTAACGACCTCTATACCAGGGGAGCCCATATCATTATCTACACCGCCAGGCAACCGAAGTTCTTTACCGATACCTATGCTTGGTTAATTAAGTATGGGGTTATGTTCCACGGAATAGCTATGCACCAGAAATGTGGAGCCGACCTTTACATTGACGACAAGTGTTTGAACGCAGATGATGTGTTTGAGACCAGACCAGAGTCCCGTAGTGGATAGGACAGTTTCGACTTTCCTTACCCATATACAGGTCTCTGGCCTGCTCTTAGCAGGTCGTAAGACCTTCTGTGTTGGGATACCGAATGGCGTCTCGATAAAACAGAGGGCGGACCTCTTAGCAGGAACACCGGCAAGGCCCACCTCGGTTTCGTCACCGACCACTGGGTCTGAGAAGTGGTTAAAACTAAAAACTGCTTGTGATATATTTTCTAGTAGGATTAGCGAGCTTAGCAGGGTTGGCAGGTTCTCCGGCGTACGCCAACACCTACGAATACGACTTACCTGAGCCGGAAACTAAATTAGAAGTTGGTTTACAAGAAGAGAAAGATGTAAACGAACTTATTGAAAGCTACGATTGGGATGTAGATGTGGCCAAGGCCGTGATGATGGCCGAGTCCGGCGGAGATCCAAAAGCGTATAATCCGGAATGGCATCGAAGCTGCCAAGGAAGTTACGGGGCATTCCAAATTGCGTGTGTCCACGAGGGAAACCCCGAAAAGCTGTATGATTTAAAGTACAACGTCCGGAGAGCTTATGAGATATGGAAAGAGAAAGGATGGGAGCCGTGGGGGGCTTTCACCGATGAAAGATACCTAAAGCACTTATGAAAAAATTAGTATATTCAACTTTGGTAGGAGACTATGACGCAATCCCGCAAGATCGGCAGGTTATTTCAGATTTTCCCCAAGAAATAGCTCACTTGTCCAACCGTAGAAAATCCCGATATTATAAAATTAACTCTCACCTAGTAACGGAAGAAGATACAGTTTACCTAGACGCTTGTTTAAGACTTAAGAAAAAAACTGTACCGCACATAAATTCCGACATCGCAGTATTTCACCACCCTAACCGAAACTGCTTATACAAAGAAGCTGAACTGTGTAAAAAACTAAAGCTCGGAAACCCCGGACAGATAGACGAACAAGTAAAAAGATATCAACAAGACGGCTTCCCTAAAGACTTGGGATTAGGCGAAAACTGTTATATAATAAGGAAGAATAACGATAAAGTTCGAGAGTTTAATGAACTGTGGTGGCAAGAGTATCTTAAAGGAAGCGAGCGAGACCAGTTAAGTTTTATGTACTGTGTATGGAAGACTGGGATTAGCTTAGAGTTTTTAGAATGCAACCCACGAAGTAATAGTTTATATAATAATTGGGGAAATCATAATGGGAAAAACACCACTCAAGAAATTTAGAACAGAGAACCTAACAAAAGGTCTATTAGAATTATCGGAAAAATTACCCTTTGATATAACAGGGATTGAAGTTGGTTCGGCTTATGGTGAATCAGCAGAAATTTTTATAAGTACAAACAAATTTAAGGAACTTCATTGTATTGATACTTGGGCTGGAGAAATGGCGGAAAGAGAGAGCTTCTTTGACGATAGGTTTGAAGATGAACCTAGAATAATTAAACACAAATTAGGAAGTCAAAAACTAGTTGATGTATTGCCAGATGTTGATTTTGTTTATATTGACGCTTGTCATCAATATAAAGATGTGGTTCAGGATATTATAAATTACAAACCTAAAGCTAAAAAGTTTATCGGAGGACATGATTATTCTTGGAAGTTCAAAGGAGTAATCCAAGCAGTTCATGAACATTTTGATAGACCTACTTGGGTTTTTAGAGACAGTAGTTGGCTTGTAGAATTATGAGCTACGTCATAGCAAATTACACCGGAAAAAACTACCGACCCTGCCTAGACATCACCTTACCCACTTGGCAGGCGGAAAAGGTAGTAGTCTACTCCGACACCGAGGACTTTGGGATAAAGATGTTTGAACCTTTAGAAGAAGAAAAAAATGTGGCAAACCGTTTCGCGTCTGAAATGTTTAATGAAAGTTGTAGAAGAAAAATTTTAACTGTTCGAAAAGCAATAAAAGAAAACCCAGGCGAAAATTTAGCGTATTTAGATACCGATGTTTATATGACTGCCCACATAGATGAGGTCTTCGAAAATCCACAAGACGTGATATGTACTAGAATGGTGCATCGCAAGAGAGGATACGCAGAGGTGAACGCTGGTGTATTTTTTATGAAAGCTAATGAGAGGTCGCTAAAATTTTGCGATGAGTGGATAAAATTAGAAAAAGAATTAGGAGGGAAGTTAGCAGAACAGCGAGCTTTCAATTATCTATGTTATCTGGGATATGATGGAAAAGCCGAGTGGACGGTAGGGAATGTGTCAGAAGAAGTTTATAACTTCGAACGAGACGGGCAGGAGTTCTTCCCGGATTTACAAGCCAAAAAACCTAAGTTAATCCACCTGAAAACAAAAAGGTGGGAAGATAAAGAGTCATTGAAAGCAGTGGAAAAATTACTAGCTTAAAAAAACGTTATGGCAAATAAAAAACAATGTCCAAATTGCAAATCTTATAAGACTATCGCTCCGTTTTATGCTTATGGCATTGGGGGGATAGTAGTATCGATTCTCGCTTTGCCTTGGGTGATAGTAATTATTGGAATACCATTTGTGATAGCTGGGATTATTTTGTCGATTGCAGGGTTTACCCGCTCTAAGAATTTGAGAAGTTGTAATAATTGCAAATATGAGTGGATTGTCGATAAATAATATGAAAATAGAAACCATTACAATATCCGAGCTTAGACCTTACGAGAAAAACGCTCGTACACACCCCAAAGGGCAGATAGAACTTCTTAAAAATAACGACTTAGTGTGGTATAATATAGGAAATGGAGAACGAAGAAAAAATTCCTGAAAAACAGGCAAAAAAACAGGAATATGATTGGCTTAAACCCACACAGTTCAAGCCTGGACAAAGCGGTAACCCAAAAGGAAGACCGCCTGGTAAGTCATTAAAAACTTGGCTTAGGGAATACTTTGAATCACTAGATGATGAAGGGAAAATGGAGTTTTTCAAAAACGTAGATCCTGAAATGGCTTGGAGGATGGCGGAAGGAAATCCTCAAACAAACACAGATCTTACTTCTAAAGGGAAAGAAATAGGGGTTACCGCAGTAAATTGGAACATTACAGATGGAGGAGAAGACACTAAATCCGAAAATACTTAGACCCTACGTAAAAGCCCTGCAAGAAAATAAGAGGTATTACTTAATTTGTGGTGGCAGAGCTGGAGGTAGGTCATACTTTGCCAGTCAATACGCAGAAGCGTCTTTATTCACCAAGCCGTATTTCAGGTGTGCAATAATGCGATTTGTGCTTGGGGATATTAGAAACTCGATTTATCAGGAAATAGTAGACCGCTTAGAGGAAGACGAACTAGATGAAGCCGTGGAGAAGAAGGGCCACACCTTAACCATTAACTTCAAAAGGAATACCATTAACGGCATAGGTTTCAGGAAGTCATCATCAGACCAGAAAGCTAAACTTAAATCACTCGCAGGTTATACAGACGTTATTATTGAGGAAGCCGAGGAAGTATCAGAAGAAGATTTTAATCAATTAGACGACTCAATCCGAACTATCAAAGCAGATATTCGGATATTTTTGTTGTTCAACTTGCCCCATAAGAACCATTGGATTGTAAAGAGGTGGTTCAACCTTGTGGATAGCGGAGTAGAGGGTTTCTATAAGCCAATTTTGAAAGAGGCAATGGAGTCTACTACTTGTTTTATTCACACCACCTACGCTGACAACCGTAGAAATCTCAATCTCTCAACTATAGAAAACTTTGAGAAGTACAGAGAAACCAACCCAGACCACTACTGGAATATGATTAAAGGGTTAGTTAGCGAGGGGGCTAGGGGTCGAGTTTTCAAAAATTGGACGCCAATCAGTAACCAAGAATATGAAGAACTACCTCATCCAATTTCTTACGGGTTGGATTTTGGTTATAGCAACGACCCGACAGCTTTAGTAGAAATTAAAAAACATAACGATAAAATTTACATAAAAGAGTTAATTTATGAGACGGCGTTGACCAACCAAGCAATCTCCCGACGGATGAAGCAAGTAGGAGTGGGCGACGAGTACATCTATGCTGACTCGGCTGAACCAAAATCCATTGAAGAACTGCGGAAAGAAGGTTGGAATATATATCCCTCTGTGAAAGGGCAAGATAGTATTAGGGCGGGCATCGACCTGTTACTAGATAAAAAAATATGGTATAATGAGGGGAGTAAAAATGTAGAAAACGAAGTGCAAAATTATAAATGGGCTTTAGACAAAAACAAAGAGCCGACAAACCAGCCAATAGACGAATATAACCACGCAATGGATGCTATTAGGTATAATGTGTTTACCGAAGAACAACAAGCCAAACCTGAACTTATTATTTTATGAAAAACTTTTTCAAAAATCTGCTTCCTTGGAAAGCGAAAAGACTCGGAACTATAATTTCTACCTTGCCGAATTTTACAACTTTGTTGGGTTTTACGGGTAGAAACAATATAGATTATTATAAAACCTCGATCGATGTTTCATCAGGTATTCGGCTGATAGCTAACGCTATCAATTCTACAAACCTGACTCTGCACCAGATGAAATCTAACGGAAATGCAGAGGAGATTAGTGATCACGAAGTATTAGAACTTTTAGAAGACCCGAACCCGTTCCAAGTGAAAGCGGAGTTTTGGAAAATATATACTATAAATAAATTTCTGGCCGCAGAAGCATTTTGGTATAAAGTGAGAGATAGCCGAGGCAAAGTAGTAGAGTTGTGGAATCTTCGGCCGGATTATATGACGGTGATCTTAGACCGAGAGACAGTGATACGCGGTTATCAAATGCAAGCACCGGAAATGTCGGTGACTATCTCTCCCGAGGACATTATCCACTTTAGAGACCCTGACCCTCAGTACCCTTTCCGGGGGGTTTCTCCTTTGGCTTCGGCGACCTCACGAATAGAAACCGAACAAGCGGCGGTCCAGCTACAAAACAAATTTATAAAAAATAATAAGCGACCCGATTTCTTGTTACTGTCAGAACGAGCGATTCCCAAAAACGAGAAGGAAACGCTAAAGAAATCCTGGGAAGAAAAGCAAAAAGGCGGAGCGGAGATGGCCATTTTAAGCGGAGGTCTAAAATACCAACAAATCAGCACCGCACAAGATGATGTGGGGTATATTAAAATACTAGAAGAAGTAAGAGATGATGTGGCGAGAGCGTTAGGTATTCCGCAAGCCTTAGTGGCGTCATCTAAAGAACCAAACCGGGCTACTTATGAAGCAGCGTTAGTACAATTTTACGGGACAACAGTAAAGCCCGAGATGGAATATATAACCCAAGTATTGAATCGGAGACTACTCCCTGAATTTGATGCCAGACTTTATATGGATTTTGACGACCCAACCCCGGAAGACCGAGAACTGAAACTAAAAGAAAGAGGGCTCGGGGTGGATAAATGGATAAGCCGGAACCAAATAAGAGCGGAAGACGGAGAAGAACCGGTAGAAGGAGGAGATGATTTATATGTCGGAATAAGTAATGTTCCGCTAGGAGAAGGTGTACATCAACGAAGGATGACCGCCCCAACCCCCCAGAAAACAAAAAACAATACGCACCAAAAGCAAAAGAGATGGGCGAAAGAACACCAAAAAATAGCGGATGAAGTTTATAAAAAAGTAAAAGAAAAAAAATTCATTCCGTTAGTAAAGGATCGAGCTAAATACGAGAAGGTTGTAAATAAAGAAATAGACAATCGGATAAGGGTATTCCAAGGTAAAATCACTAACCTTTCGGAAAAACAGCGAGAAGAAATAGAAAATACCCTTATCGAAAATGAAACAGTAAACCCCGGACTTCCCAAAGAAATGAAAGACCGACACGAGGAAGAACTTTTTGATATTATGTTCAAATTTGTTTTTAACGCTTATGAGAGAGCTGGAAGCCGAGCATTGGATATGGTAAGAGAGAAAAGTTTCGAGCCAAGCCCCGACGCCAGGAGTAGAATATCCGAAGCTGTAAAAAAATCTGCCGCGTTCATAACTTCCACCACTTTCGAGAAACTAGAAAATGAATTAGAGATCGGGTTGGCCGAACAAGAAGGAGCGAGTGGAATAGCTACCAGAATAGGAAAAGTAATGGAAGAGTTTAAAGGTTTTCGGTCGGAGAGAATAGCCAGAACCGAGCTAACTCGAGTCAGCTCGGAAGGAACACTGGAAGGGTTCCGGCAAAGTAATGTCGTCCAAGGGAAGGAATGGATAACGGCTGGCGATGAAAGGGTGAGAGACGAACACCTGGATAATGACGGAACCATTGTAGAAACAGACGGAGTGTTTCCAAATGGAGAAACGTATCCAGGGGAGAATAGCATAAACTGTCGCTGTGTTCTGGGTCCGGCTCGGTTGCGAAGTTAGTAATTTTATTCGCTTTTATGTTATAATATGGACAGAGTGGAAGAAATAAAAAAACTTCTTGAGCAAAAAAGAAAGCAAATCGAAAACACCGCGAATGGAAAGGTGGAGATAAACTACAGCCGATCCGAAGTAAAAATATCCATTACCACTTTCGAAACCAAAAATTTCATTAACAATTAAACAACGTAACGGGGTGAAACTCGGCGTACCACTAAAAAAGGTGCGCTTTTTTATTATGATGCAATTCAAAACACTAAACATAAAAAAAATAAAGACAGTTGATGAGGAAAATTACACCTTGTCTTTCGTTTTCTCTACTGGGGAAACTGACCGCCAAGGTCAAGTGGTAGACCAATCAACTTTCAAACTGAGTAGTTTTTTAGAAAATCCAGTAGTGTTGTTCGCCCATGACCATAACCGACCAGCAGTAGGTAACGTGGTAGATATAGGATTCGGGGACACTGGAAACCTGGAAGGTAAAATTAAATTCGCCGCCGAGGAGTATGAATTTGCCAGGGTATTGTGGTCGCTTTACAAAAACGGGTTTATGCGAGCTGTCTCTATAGGTTTCCAGCCCGAAGAGATCCAAGGGAACGGCGAGGGAGATGTCCTTTTAGGAAACGAGCTTTACGAAGTTTCTTTAGTTAATGTTCCGGCAAACGCTAGGTCCTTAGCGAAAGAGAAAGGGATAGACATTGCACCCTTAGAAGAAGAGGAAAAAAGAGTCGCAAAAAATCAAGCAGAGGTGTTAGAAAAACTAAGACAAGAGGCCCGAAAAATGATAAAAGAGATCGATTCTATCATAGAACCAACGAAAGAAGCCCACCAAACCCCTCCCCCAGCCGAAAAAACAGCCCCGGAGGAGGTAGAAAGCGGTGACGCAGAAAATGGCTCTGTTGAGCCAGATTTGCACTCCCCTACCCTAGAAGAAGGGGTTGAAAGTGCCGAAGAAAGCCAAAATCAGCCCCAAAGTGACGGAGTAGGGGAGGAAAGTGCGGATAACGCTACTGAAAAGGTCGATATCCAAGAGGAAACCCCGGAAGTAGCCCGGGCCGCCAAATTAGAAAAAAAGAAACGCTTAGTGAATAAGCGTATTCGAGAATTATTAGAAGTAAAAAAGAAACTAAAAAAATATGAGTAAAGAAGAAGTAGCAGAAAAAGAAGTTACGGAGGAAGATACCTCCGAAGAAACTTCAGAAGAGACCGTGGAGGACGACGAGCTAAAACAGCTAATCGATTTCCAAGTAAAAGAAGTAATTGGAAAACAAAAAAAGGAGTTGGAAGAGAAAGCCGCAGAGTACACCCGCAAGGCTCGTGAAAATGGTGTGATTGGAGCTTATGGAGAGAAAAGCCAAGAACAAAAAGAAAGAACCGCCCATACCCGAGACTTTCTAAAGGCTGTCATGAATAAGGATTCTAGCTTTTTCCAGCAATATCAAAAATACCAAAGCACCACTGATGGAGACGGAGGGTATCTGATTCCGCAAATCCTAACCGAGGAGATAGCTCGCATTCCGGAAAACCAGTATGGTCTGGCTCGACAGAATATGCGAGTCTGGACCTTCTCCGGTCCCGGAAACGAGAGAGAAATCCCGGTACTCGACTCGAACGTCTCAGCATCTTGGGTTAGTGAAGCCGGAAAGAAAGGTGGAACAAAATTCACTCTGAAGCGACCGACGCTTAGTTTGAAAAAGCTGGCGGCCATTGTTCCGATGACCGAGGAGATCGTGGAAGATTCGGCTGTACCGTTGGAAAGTTTCGTTGCCGAGGTAATGATGGAGCAGTTTGCTAAGAAAGAAGACGAAGAGTTCTTCTCCACTGGCGATGGCGAGTTTACCGGCGTCCTAGATGACGGAGATGTTACTGTTTCCACCTCAGTTGCACCGGGTAGTCTGACTGCGGACGACCTAGCGGATATGCAGTATGAGGTAGAATCATCTATTCGCAGAGAGGGGGCATATATGATGCACCCAACCGTCTTTAACCACGTTCGCAAAATTAAGGATAACGACGGCCAATACATCGTCCAGTCCCCGACCGAATCTCGTCCCGGCACTATCTGGGAGAAACCCTATATTCTATCGGATGCTTTTCCAAGTAAGGATGAAGTAGGAAGCGGAAGTAATTACGTTATTTTCGGTTCTCTTCGGAGGGCGGCCGCTTATGGTGAAAAGCAGAGTATCCGAACCAAAATGCTCGACCAAGCGACCGTACAAGATTCTGACGGCAACGATATCCACTTAGCTATGGAAGACTTGGTGGCGCTACGCTTTATGAAAAGAGTTGGTTACGTACTTTTCCAACCGAGCGCACTTACCGCCATTTCTAACACTACCTAGAGTAGTCTGACCCTGCCCCTTCGGGGGGTAGGGATGAGATTATTATATGTATACGAGTAAAGTAAAAATAGAAAACTATTTGGTGACGGATATAGACGAGACTTACGATGACCAAGTGGACAGCTGGATAAAAACAGCCGATAGGATCATAGAAAAGGAAACCGGTAGAATCTTTGAAGCTACTGCGGATTTCGAAGAAAAAAAATATGATGGGACCGGCACTCAAAGTTTGGTAGTCGACGATATACTAGAATTGAATAAGGTAGAGGAAGAGGACGGAGAGATAGAAGTCCACGAATATCCAGCGAACGCCACTCCGAAAACTTGGTTAGAATCTGATTCATATTTTCGGAAGGGCAAGCAAAACATTATTGTTTCAGCCAAATGGGGCTATAGCGAGTACCCTCCTGAAGACATAGTCTTCGCTTCTACGATGATCGTGGCAGGCATTATAAACAAGGTGTATCCGACGTCGAGTAACATAGAGTCAGAAAGCATCGGAGGATATCAGGTTTCTTTCCGAAGTAAACAGGAATTTACTGACTTTAAAAGAATTCGAGAGACTCTTTGGATGTATCGGCGGCATTTATAATATGATAGAAAGAAATTACGAAAAAAAAGCTAACGTGGAAAGAACATCTGAAACCGTAGAAGACGGGGTGATAACTAGCGATTTCGAGACCGTATTAGAAAATGTGGCGTGCCATATCCAGCCAGTAAATGGAAATACTACAGAAGACAGAAGCTCATCTTTTGGAAAGAATTGGAAAATGTTTTCCTCAGTGAAAGACATAAGAGAGGGAGACCGGGTGGAAATAGACAAAGTAAAGTATCGGGTAATGGAGGTGGAGAGCTATGAATGGCGGGGAATGAAAAAACATTTGGAGGTAATTTTGCGGAAATGGTAATATGAAAATCACGATTAAAGGAGGAGAAAAACTTAGAGAAGTGCTTTCCAGGTATCCGAAAGTGGCTAAAAAAAACTTAAGCCGAGCCGCAGAAACGAGCGGTCGAATGATAGAATCTGACGCAAAAAGAAGAGCACCGGTCGACCAAGGGTCTTTGCGACAGTCTATCGACACTTATCCCAGAGGAATGTCAGCCACGGTGGAGGCGGGAGTAAAGTACGCACCTTACGTGGAGTTTGGCCGACCGCCAGGCAAACAACCGCCCATTAGTTCGGTAGAAAGGTGGTCTAAGAAAAGAGGAATAGAACCTTTTTTGGTGGCTAGAAAAATTGGCAGGTTCGGAACGAAACCCCAACCATTCTTCGAACCAGCGATCCAAAAAAACAAGGATAACATTAGCAAAGAGTTCGAGGACGCCGTTAAAAAAACCTTGCGAGAATTATGAGTGTTTACAACGACATTAGAAACGAGATAGTCACTAAGTTAGAAACTGCGACGAACCTGTCGAAAGTTTATCGGTACCCCGTGGCTGATTTAGAAGGTTATCCCGCCGCCGTCGTTAGGACTGCGGATAGTGAGGGGAGATTCCACTCTACGACGAAAGATGAGGTGGTTTTTTCCTACAGCATTTTCGTCTACTACCCCTTGCCGAAAGAAGAGGGGTCCAGCGACCAAGAGCGGGAAAATGCCGAGTTGGCTTTAGGAAACGCAGTTAGTGAAATAATATTCGAAATTTTCAAAAAAAGAGGGGAGTTGTCGAACGCTGATTGGATCGCTCCCGTGAATTCTACCTTTACGGAAGTAACGGCTGGAAGTAGGCCGTATCTGTCGGCGGAAATATCCTTACAGGCGAAAGTCTATGTAACAAACCGCTAATATGTTATAATTTATTTATGGCACGGAAAAAAAAACTAACTGAATACCGCAATACGAATATGGTAGAATACGATACGAAGGACACCTCGGTGAGCGATGAGAAATATAAAGAACGGCTATACGTATTCCCTAGTTATAATACTTCAGTTATGGCAGTATCCCACCAACAAGCTATTATTAGACTAAAAGAAAAAATTCATGAGTAATTTTATTAGAGGCGATGCAGTAACTCTCGGATTAGCGAGAGAAGACACTAGAGGAACGTTCCAAGACCCCATTTTATGGGTTCCCACCAGAAGTCCAGCTGGACTAGAGCCACAGGTCGAAAAAACCCTCATAGAGGAAACCAGACACTCGGCCGTACAGAGTCAGGGCTCGGAAATAACGCAAAGAAGAGCTGAGGGAGATATAGAATTCAACGTAAGAAACCGATCTATAGGATATTTTTTGGAAAATGTTTTAGGCAACAGAACCTCATCTTCACAAGGCGATGACACCTATCAGCACGTATTCACCTACCGAACCGAGGACCCCCAGTACCCCACTCTTTCGATGGCCATTAGCCAGGAAGGCCAGCAAGATTACGGATTCCCGGGATATCAAGGAAACGAATTAAGTTTTACTGTCGAAACTGACGACCTGGTACACGCTACTTTAAGTGGAAGTTCACGAGATTTTAGTGAAAAAGACGATTTCACCGTAAGTTTTACGGATGACGACCATTATTTCCGCCACCAAGATGTGGAATTAGAAATAGCAGATACCGTAAACGATAGCTGGTCTTCTTTAGGGGTTAGAAGTTTGGAATTTAGTATAAACAATAATTCTTCTCCTCGCCAAGATATTACATCTTTGACGGCAAAAGAAATACCCGCCGGTCTGTTAGAAATTACTGGCAGTCTGACTATCGACCAGCTAGATAAAGACTATCAGACCATATTTACTGAAGGAAGCAGAAGAGCTCTCCGAATAAAGATGACAAGGAGTAATATAGATATTGGGTCCGGGTCGGAAAAACCCTACATAGAAATCCTCTTTCCGTTTATAACTTTCGAAGGGTTTAGTAACGATCGATCGCGGGACGAGGTAGTCTCGAACAGCATAGATTTCACCGCTCATTATGATGAAAGCGAAGCAAAAGCTATCCAAGCGACAATTATCAACGAAGACTCTAATTTAGGAAGCTAATATGGCTACATTCAAAAAACAGGAAACCGTAGAATATAAATTAACGAACTCAGTAGAAGGAGAGGGGAAAGTTTGGGTCAAAAAGACTTTTACTGGAGGTGATCTAGACATAATAATGTCCGAAGGAGGAGTAGACGCAATAAAAAAATCACCAACAACTATAGTCCACGCCCTTTTGGCGGATTGGGATATTGTTGATGAAAAAGGAGTAAAATTTAAAATAAATCGGGAGAATGTGAAAAGGATGTCCGTCCAGGATATCATGGGAATCATCCAAACGTCGGGAGTGAAAGAACAAATGGGAGGGAAAAAAAAATCAGAGGGTGGCGAAGAGTAAAAGTAACCGTTTGTCGTGAAATGGGTTGGGATGAAGGCCAGTTTGCAAGAGCGAGCTGGCCATTCATCCAAGATATAGTAGCGGTGTTGAATGAAGAAGAAGAAAAAAAGAAAAAGTTAAATAAAAAAGCGAAACAAAAACGATAATGGAACAAGAACTACAAATAATCATCAACGGCGTAGATAACGCGTCGAGAGAATTCCAGGAGGTAAATAATAGCATGAAGAGATTGCGGCCTACTATGAAAAAAATGGCTGCTTTTGGGGGAGCTGCGGCGGCGGGCATCGGCTATATGGGAAAAAAAATGTTGGATTCTGCCGGAGACGCAGAAATGGTTCAAGGAAGATTCGACGCAGTTTTCCAAGATACACTAAAAAGCTCGACGAATTGGGTCGATGAACTATCCAAAGAATACGGGCGAGCGGAATCAACGATGCAAGGGGTAGCGTCGTCTGTCGGCGGGCAATTACAGATGGTCGCTTCGGAGTTGCCGGAAGAAGAAATATCTGAAATGACGAAAAACCTTAGCGAACAGTCGGTGGGGATGAGCGCTTACTATAAAAACTTGCAAGGGACGGAAGATGCAGGTAATGCTTTATCTGCAGCCCTAGCCGGACAAACCGATAGACTGACCTCTATGGGATATAGTGTAAACGTCCAAAGCGAGCAGTTCGAGAATATGCGGAAAGAGCTAGGTTTCACTAAAGACGAAATGAACTCTACCAAAGAAGCCCTGGTTATTTACAATCTCATAATGGAGCAGAATGAAATGGTGATGGACGCGTATTCGAACACGCAAGATAATTACAATGAGATGATGGAAAGGGCGCGAGAGCAAGTAAAAAGAGTGTCAGAAACTATCGGAGGGGCGCTAATCCCGGTGGTCGGAGATATTCTGGAAAGAATTATTCCTCTCATAGAGGGCATCGCACAATGGATAGAAGAA